ATGGCAAAGATTGGCTATATCAGGGTGTCAACAAATGACCAAAACAGTGATTTACAGCGAAACGCTCTTATAAGTATAAATTGTGAGCGGATCTTTGAGGATAAAATCAGTGGAAAAACAGCCAATAGACCAGGTTTAAAACGAGCTTTAAAGCAGCTTAAAAAAGGAGATACTTTAGTTGTTTGGAAACTAGATAGACTGGGACGTAGCGTAAAAAATATGGTTACTTTAATTTCTGATTTAAGTGAACGTGGTGTTCATTTTCAAAGCCTGACTGATAGTATTGATACCAGCACCTCTATGGGACGATTTTTCTTTCATGTTATGAGTGCACTGGCTGAGATGGAACGAGAATTGATAGTTGAAAGGACAAATGCAGGATTAATAGCTGCTCGTGCTCAGGGAAGAATAGGTGGCAGACCTGTATCATTCTCATTTGCTGAACAGCAACAAGCCGCAAGATTGCTGGCTAAAGGCCACTCGCGGAAACAATTATCATTGATCTACAACACATCGTTATCCACGATATATAAATATTTTCCTGTAAATAAAACAGATTACCGATCAACTTAATATTTTAGGTTCAGCTAACTAACGTTTACTTAGATAACAGATTGCCATCAAGCATGGATTTACACATCTGAAAAAATTAATTTATCAACAATAGAAAAAATTATCGGTACTTAGAAATCATCAGGTAAATTCGACCAATGAAGTTAATTTCATCAATTGCACAATCAAAGGCCACATCATTATCACATACCCTAATTTTACCGACCGGAATTTTTGTGATCTTTTTAATGCTATGCATCCCTTCAATATCAATTAACCATAAACCATCCTGAATATCAGGTTCTGCTGTATCTAGCAAATACCAAGTGTTATTGTTATCTACAATAAGAGGTTTTTTTATTTCTCTGGCAATAAGTTGATTATCTAAAGTCACAGGGTTGTCAGAGTTCAACTTTCCACCAACCAATTTAACCCGTTGTATTGTCGGAGTGATAATGCTTTCTAATGATTCCTTTTTCTTTTCTCCATCAGGAAACATGTCTCCTTGTCCTGTGCTTAACCATAACAATGAAGCATTGGTTTCAAGGTTGCATTGAATAACCCAATCTGCGGGAAAGCTATCTCTTAAATACCGGTTTGCCATTGTGCTTTTGGACACACCTAAATGGTCGCTTAGTGCCTGACGTGATTTAAACCCATATGCACTAACAAGGCGTTCGATAGCTTGTTTTCCTCCACTATCTGCACCCATTTTTATCTCAGTTACATTTTTTTTCATCAAAAGTATAGTTTCGTGAGTTTGCCATCTCTACAAAGCTCTCTAATTAAGAGCTATTGTGATTCCAAATAAATTTATTAGATCCAATGAAGGATATTGCATCATAGGCATCTAAATTTCAATCTATATACTTTGTGAAACTATACAATCTAAATAAAGAGAAAAAATCTTCTAAGCAATAAAATAAAAAAAACTTATTAATTACAACGAATTGTGATAGGAAAGAAACCTTTTTAATCATTAATTATTTCAATAAAAACAATAATTAATATATTAACACTATCAAATATAGTTCTTAAAAAAGATAAAAAATCCCTTTAATTTTGTCTAATCAACGTGTACTGTCCTTATATACAGTTATGTTATACGGGGGTAAGTTTGTCAGTGGACTTTCTTATGGAATCAGTAATAGCGCAACGTATTAATTTTATTGCCAGAATGGCAACAAGCTGTGAATGTAATCATGTTGAGGATAAAGAGCTAGCTTTGACTTGGATTGCAGAATTATCAACTCCACTTACGAAACAACTCATTAATTATCACGAAACACGTGAAGAATAAATGCGACAAATAAACAGTACGCACGTGGGATTTTTGTATGATAAATAATCTATGGTTTCTAAGTTGGTTATGATTGCATTGAAAAATTAGCCACTGAAAAGTGGCTTCTTGCTTTTCATTTGTACTATGGCTCTAACAATGTTGTTTCATTGTTTTCCCTCTTTTATTAGCACACCATGGTACTCTAATTTAACAATATTTCTTGTAATAGAGAGTACTTAATGAAAATAATTGCACAGCAAAATGATACTGTTGATGCCTTGTGCTGGCGCCACTATGGCCGAACTCAGGGTATGACTGAACGTGTTTTAGAAGCTAATCCAGGATTGGTTGAATTGATATTTAAAAAATTTCCGGAATTGTCCGAATCTGAATATAGCGTAATCCTGCCACATGGCACTGAAGTTGAAATGCCTGAAATTATGCCAACTGCAACAAAACCTATTCTGCAACTCTGGGATTAAAGGTAACGAATGGACGTGAAGACAGCCATACCATTAATGGTGGTGTTAGTTTGATTTTTTTCAAAGGGTTATCACTCTATTTTTACCAGCGTTGCCAAAAGTATGGCTTAATCTACGAGACTGTAATTTAAATTGTGTAATTGCTTGTTTTCGACATTCGAGCAGGAATTATCTGTACAACTTACCTGTAGTATCTTATATCCAGCATACGATTAGACAGTACAACATTAGAATTCCTTAGATTATTGCGTTAAGTGTTGACAAGAAAACTATCTACAGATTATTAAAAAGCCTTTCTCTCTAAGGGAAAGGCTTTTTAATTCATATTGTTATAGTTTTATTTTTCTAAGAAATTTGTCTGACCTTTCCTACAATTCGCCTTTAATGTCTATCGCTACCTTTAATGTCATTCTTCCAAACATAAACCCATAACTACCTAACATGGCATTTTTCCGAATATGGATACACAACTAACAGAGCTTCTGCGCTTATTACGTAACCTGATCAGAACTGGTGTTGTTACCGAGGTAGATACTCAGCGAGGAATGTGTCGAATTGCGACAGGTAATCTCGAAACTGACTGGAGACCTTGGTTGACAATGCGAGCGGGTAATTCCCGTACTTGGTGGGCTCCCAGCCGTGGTGAGCAAGTTTTGCTATTATCTGTTGGCGGTGAATTGACCACATCCTTTGTATTACCGGCTGTTTATTCTAATCAATTTCCAGAGCCATCGACTCTCCCTACAGAAACTGACCATATTGATTTTCCTGATGGTGGATTACCGGCCATTTATTCTGATCAATCTCTGGCATCACCGCCTCGTTCTGAACAAGCTGTTCATATTGCTTTCCCCGATGGGGCTGTAATGGAGTATGAGCCGAAATTCGGCGCCTTAAACGTAATAGGTATTAAGACTGCTAAGGTGCAGGCTGCAAGTTCTATAACACTTGAAGCAACGAGTATCTCACTCAAGGCACTCGACTCAATCAAATTGGAGGCTATCAACGCAATCGAACTGACATCAGTCAACAAAGTCGAAACGAAAACACTGCAAATTGATATGAAAGCACTGACAGTCGCTGCTGAGGTGGCCAAAAGCATTGAACTGAAAACACCAGAGCTTACTGTAAAAGCAAAAACCAAACTAGAAGGTGATGTTGAAAACACAGGCGGAAAACTCAGTTCTAATGGTGTGACCTTACATTCTCACCAACACTCCGGCGTCATGGCAGGCGGTGCGACAACAGGAGGTCCAGTATAATGATGTATCTTGGAATGAACCGGCAAACCGGTCGTAGCCTGACAGATTTGGAACATGTACGCCAGTCTGTCAGCGATATCTTACTAACCCCCGTAGGTAGCCGTTTAGAACGTCGCACTTATGGTTCTCTGCTACCCGAATTAATTGACTGGCCACAAAACGCGGCTCTACGTCTGCAAGTTATGGCTGCCAGTTATACAGCTATCAGCCGCTGGGAACCACGAATTAATCTGACAGCTATCACCATAAATACCCAACAAGACGGCAAAATGACAATAGATATATCCGGTCATTATCAGCTGTCTCCCGGGGTGTTTTCTCTATCCATCCCTGTGAGGTAAAACAATGCCGACTATTGACTTGGTAGATCTAAGCCAACTGCCACCACCTGATGTAGTAGAGCCACTGGATTATGAAAGACTATTGGCTGAGCGTAAAGCCAAATTAATATCTCTTTATCCTGAAGAACAACGAGATGCTATTACTCGAACACTAGAGCTGGAATCCGAACCTCTGGTTAAGTTGCTGGAAGAAAATGCTTACAGAGAATTGATATTGCGTCAGCGGGTAAATGAAGCGGCTCGTGCAGTGATGCTGGCCTATGCAACCAATGGAGATTTAGACCAATTAGGTGCGAACTATAACGTGACTCGGGCCGTTATGGAGCCTGATAGCACCTTCCGTAACCGTATCCAGAGAGCCTTCGAAGGACTAAGTGTTGCAGGGCCGATAGGTGCATATGAATATCATGCCCTTAAAGTTAATGAAGGTATTAGTGTCAATAAAGGTGACGGAAAAGGTAAAGGTGAATATCAAACTGTTGCGGATGTTTCTGTCATCAGTCCATCACCGGCTAATGTAACCGTCACTATTTTGTCACAGAAATGGATATGGGAAAAAGATAAGGACGATAAGGAAGATGAAACACATAACGGTATACCTTCACAAGACTTACTGGATAAAGTGGTTATAGCACTTAATGACGAAGATGTCAGACCGGTTGCTGATCGGGTAAAAGTGCAACCAGCCAAAATAATAGAATATCAGATTGATGCTGTGCTCTATCTTGAGCCGACACCTGAGTCTGAGCCTATCCGTAAATTAGCTCAAGAAAATATGGATAAGTACGTGCTAGACCAACATAAGTTAGGGAAAGATATTCGGTTATCCGCCATCTATGCCGCACTGCATGTAACTGGGGTGAAACAGGTGGAATTGAAAGCTCCGACGAAGGATATAATTCTGTGTAAAGATCAAGCTCCTTACTGCACTGGTAAAAAATTAGAGCTGAGTAAAATTCAAACTTCTGATTGCTCTAAGCCAGATCCAATAGTGGGAGGTTATGATGAATGACCGCCTGTTACCAACAGGTTCTACCGTTTTGGAGTTGGCTGCTGCTAAAGCATGTTCGCAACTGCAAAACATAGAAGTACGACGACTCCGTAAACTCTGGAATCCTGACACTTGCCCTCCAGAGTTTTTACCCTATCTCGCATGGGCGTGGTCGGTTGATCGTTGGGATGAAAACTGGTCGGTGAGTACTAAGCGGGAAGTTATAAAAAACTCGATGTTTCTGCATAAACATAAGGGAACCATTGGTGCCGTCCGTCGTGTGGTAGAACCGCTAGGCTATCTCATTCAAATAAAAGAATGGTGGGAGAACAACGAAACACCAGGCACATTCCGATTAGCGATAGGGGTGCAGGAAAACGGCATTACCGAAGAAACTTTTTTAGAGCTGGAACGGCTAATTTCTGATGCCAAGCCTGTTAGTCGTCATCTGATAGGTTTGTCAATCAATCTGGATGTTAAGGGCGAATTTTATTGCGCTGCGACGAGTTATACTGGAGATGACCTCACTGTTTACCAATATCTCCCTGACGTCATCACAACTAGCGATAATGCTCCTTTAGGGGCTGCAATTCATTTGATCGATACCGATACATTGAGGGTTTCACCATGAAATACTTTGCAATTTTAACCAAACTGGGAGCAGCGAAGTTGGCAAATGCTGCTGCTTTGGGAACGAAAGTTGATATTACTCACATGGCTGTTGGTGATGGTGGCGGTAAATTACCTGATCCCGATGTTAATCAGACACAGCTAGTCAATGAAAAACGTCGGGCCGCAATTAATACATTGAGTGTTGACCCAGTAAACACTAACCAAATTATTGCCGAACAGATTATCCCTGAAGGTGAGGGAGGTTGGTGGATGCGTGAAATTGGTCTGTTTGACAGTGAAGGTAACTTGATTGCGGTGGCAAATTGCCCGGAAACCTATAAACCACAATTGCAGGAAGGTTCGGGTAGAACACAAACTGTCAGAATGATCTTAATTGTCAGCAATACTGATTCAGTAACACTGAAAATTGATCCTTCCATAGTTCTGGCAACGCGTGAATATGTAGATAGTTCTATTCTGAAACATGAAAAGAGCCGCAATCACCCAGATGCTACGTTGACAGAGAAAGGTTTTACAAAACTCAATAGTGCAATTAACAGTAATGATGAAACCACAGCGGCAACACCCAAAGCAGTAAAAGCAGCTTATGATAATGCTAATAGTAAATTGGCAAAAAACCAAAACGGTGCAGATATCCCAGACAAAAATGCTTTTGTGAAAAACCTTGGTTTATTGGAAAAGCTGATTCCGGTTGGTGTGCCGCTTCCTTGGCCGACTGAAACACCGCCAGAAGGATGGGTTCAGTGTAATGGTGCAGCCTTTGATAAGTCGAAATTTCCGGAGTTAGCCAAGGCTTATCCTGGTGGTAATTTACCCGATTTGCGTGGTGAATTTATCCGTGGCTGGGATGCTGGGCGTGGGGTAGATCTATCACGTTCATTACTGACATGGCAGGAAGGTTCTTATTTACTACAGGAAATTGCTGGTCAGCCTGCGGATAATGTTGTTAATTTCTCGCTCAATGAGCGCCTAAAGTTACAGTGGGATACTCCTAAAGATAAAGATATTCCACTAAGAGCTAGATCTGTAGGTTCTGCAACAACCTGGACTACCAATGCAGGTTACATAGGGGTATCAAGGCCACGCAACGTAGCATTTAATTATATTGTGAGAGCTGCGTAATGAGTACATCTGTACTTGAAGAAACCCGGTGGGAATACCTCTTCCCTGGCCGACTAACATACCATCAAATGGATGGGTAAAATGTAATGGAGCAATCTCTGATAAATCTTTATATCCGAAATTAGCAGAAGTTTATCCTAGTGGTAGATTGCCCGATTTACGTGGTGAATTTATCCGTGGCTAGGATGATGGACGTGGGGTGGACGTTGGTCGATATCTACTTTCCAATCAATTGGCTGATATTGCTCGACATAATCATAGGCTTGGTCGGATGTGGTCTAACTCAAGTGCTGGAGCTGATGGTTTGAGTACACCGAGCTATATTCTCAATAGTATCACCAAAGATGCTAACTACGGATTTGATGGCCGTGGATTGGGTATCGCTACCGGGATTGGAAGTGGTGGTTCCGGTTATGTGGACGATGCGATTCTTGCTTCAACAGGAACAAAAACACGTCCGCGAAACGTAGCATTTAATTACATTGTGAGGATTGCCTGATGAATAAGGCTGTACTGGATAAAAATAATATTGCTATCAGTACCGGAAGTATCGTTGTGTTTAATTACGATGCGATTACGCTGGAATATCTAAACAGTACTGATGAACATCTTTCCGTTGGTATTGGTCTTCCCGCCAATTCCTGCACAGACGCGCCACCTGATACCCAAGAGGGTTATGTCGTCTGCCGTTCATCTGATTTAACCAACTGGTTGATTGTGCCAGATTATCGCGGAAAAATAGCTTACAACACACAAACTGGGAAACAGCAGGAAATTATTGAACTAGGTGAATTACCAGAAATACTGACATTTAAACAACCCGCCACCGATTTTGATAAATGGGATGGTGAAAAATGGGTAACGGATATTGAAGCTCAAAAGGACAGTCAGATTGAACAAGCAGAACTACAACGAGCCACTCTTCGCCAACACGCTAATGAGGCTATGACTTCATTGCAATATGCTGTTGAGACTGAGATGGCTTCAGACGCAGAGAAAGCATTATTGCTTGCCTGGAAAAAGTATGTGGTATTACTGAGTCGTGTTGATATTTCAATAGCTCCAAATATTAATTGGCCACAAGTACCAGAATGATAAAATTGTCAAGACCGGGTACTATCTTGCTCTCCGGTCTTTTCTCAATGGTAGAAATGGCTGATCAGCTGAAGTAAAGAATAAGGCTGTAGGGCCTTCATGAACTTCTATACCATCCCATCAATTTTACATATGAGTTAGTAATTGAAATCGCAGCGTTAGCCCCCGTGCTTCCTGTATTGCCCGAAATTGTATGGCTATGTGGCCCTATTGATACCGTATGGGCATGAGCGCCATCAGTGCTGGTATTGAACTTGTAGTTGTCAAAATCTGTCTTCGCTGACCCAATATTATTTTTAGAATCGTCATAATAGCCATAACGCCCATTTCCAGATTCACCCCATCCGCTATCATGTTTATGCTCTCCAGTGGTATTGGTGGTTCGAGTACCATAATCAAATATATCTGTCATTCCTGAAAATATATGATTATGTGCTGGCATTTGCGCCACTGTCAGAGTTATCAGATCGTTACCACCCGTTGACAAAATATCAGCGCCATTAGCACTAGCCAATCGAACTGTTTTATTTTCATCAATATATTTCCATGTAGTACCTGGAAACAGTGTATTTGGGTTTTTATTTTGAGCAAACCAAACCGCAATTCCTACAGGATATAATGTGTTAATAATGGATTCCACCAAACCAAGATTTTTCAA